GGATTCAAAATTTCTGAATTTACGGAGTTCGAGCTAATAATTCTCATATTACCAGAACCATCATCTTGTAATTTAGAATTAATACCTCTATATGTAAAATTAGAGCTTACGACAGACGGCTTAAAATCTTCAAAACCGTTTGTTGCTTTATATGGATATGGCTTAACCAATTGAGTTTCAAATTTAAATCTTGGATTGAGTGTTAAATTTAGAACTGGTTTATATTCAATTATCGGATTTACACATAGTGAGTTGCTTAAAATTCCGCTATCTACATTATCAATTATAGCGGTCAATCTTGAAGATCTCAATGTTTCTCCAAAATCATCCAAATTGGCTGAATTGTAAGATGATATGGCTGTTCTTATAAGCGACTCTAATTCTTGTATAGATTTGCCTGTTTGATTTTTATCATATACTATATCAGCTATAAGCTCTACATATAGGAAATCTGGATCTATGAATATTGGCTCGATTGTAAGTGGGCTTTTATTTGAAAGATATCTAACATATTCATTTTTTGCTGTTGAAGATAGAGTTCCTTCGCCCTGTAAATTTACTGATATAGCAACTCTCCCGTATTGTGGAGGATCTAATTCGTCACCACCATATACAGAAACTGATTGTATCTCCGGAAATCTCTGCCTTAAAAGAATATCGTAATCTCTAGCAGTAACTGCTCTTTCTTGGATTTGTATAGATTTAGGAGCAAAATATTTTATGCTACCAATAGTTTCTCTTTCAGCCCCGCCACTTGCGGCTTCCACCGTAGTTACTACAGCATTCGTTACAAAAGTTGTAGTAAACCGCGAAGCGCCATTTGGTTCGTCGCCACTACATACGCGGTATTGAACTTTAATATCGATGTCTTGCTGTGGCTGTTCTCCATACAAGTTTCTTCCAAAATACACAGAGTATCTATCATTAAAATAAGGATCTAAGTAAAAAACTTTACTTGTTGCAGTTACACCAAAAATATCTTTTGTGTAAAAGAATTGATTTTGCCCTTCAGTGGCTTCGTCGTCTACGAAAACTTCAATTGTATTAATGTCTATATCTTCATTAGTCAGATTGCATCTTAAAAAGTTTTCTTCGTCTAAGAAGAATCCATCCTTTTCAAAATTAGTGAGAATTTCGCCTTCAAAAATTTCTACATTTGTAGCCACGAATGTATTAGTTGATACCTTCTTTGCTACATATCCTTGGGCAGTAATAAAATTATAGTTTGTCCCTTGGTAATTAGTTCTAAAATCGGCAAATTTTGGAATTAAAATAGATTGCCCAGTTTCAGTAGTATTTGTTATTGTAACGTTTACTGTTGCCTTTGCTGAAGTTCTTGATCTAGGAAGATAGTTTAATTCTTTTGCGTGCGATATCACGGAGTTTTTAATTACCGCAGAATCTAAAAACATTTCATTAATAGCCATATTAGTATAGAAGTTATTCATATATGTATTATATGAAAGAACATCTAATAGAACATTCATATTCGACCCTTCAAAGTTGTAATCTTTGAATTGTGTTTGATTTCTCAAATGCGCGATGAATTGTTCTTTTATAGCAGCAAAATCCAGTTCATTAATTGGTTTGGTTGCCATTATCTTGTCCTCTCTAGAAACACCGTAAGTGTAATTGGTTGCTCTATATTATTTATGTAAAAATAAATTGTAACATTTATAGTATTTTCATCCAGAGAAGATTGTACTGTCACGTCTATTAATGCTGCTCTTGGCTCATATTCTTCTATAGTTGCTTTAATTTGTTCTTGCAAGAACTTTATGGTTGCAGGAGTGTTATTTTCAAAAAGCATTGCTCGAATGTTTCCACCTAAAAGCGGTTGCATTAATCTTTCGCCTTTATCAGTCAAAATAAGATTTTTTAATGATTCTTTTACAGCCTCTTCATCTCGCTTTAGCGCAAGATCTTCAGATATTGGATTCTGAGTAAGATCTTTATGAAAGTCTGAAAATAGACTTTGTTTTTTTCTTACTGGTGTTATTATTTGTACTACCATGACTTCCCTTAATTTTTATCTGATAAATGCATTGTTTAAATTTGACTGCCGGGCGGATAATATGTCTTATTTAAAAGCGCAGAAAGTTCTTCGTCGCTTGGTAATTTGCCGCCATACGCCGTGTGCACAAAGGATGAGTCACTTCCGGCCTTAGGATAAACTAATACTTCTGTAAACCCTACTTTTCTTGCTATTCTAGCATATATTTGTTTTTCTCTGCTATTCATTCCATCCCATACACAATCAAAAGCTGTGAACGCTTTATGATAAGAATTTTTATGCCCTCCAACCTGTGTATTGTACCAAGGAGGTCTATATCCACTGGTCATATTAAGTCTAATTTCTCTGCCAATTTCTTTAGAAAATTCTGCGCGCAATCTCATTAATAATAGTTTCACGTACGGCTGTACTTTGTTCCAAGCCTGTGGTGCTTCATCACCCATTCCACCTGTATTACCGCCCCCAGTTTGTCTTGGCTTTCTAAATTTTCCGTTAAAACTTATTCTGTAATCACCGTTTCCGTTATTCCATCTAGGAAGATCACCAATTTCCACGGCTGTAGCTGGAGGTATGTTTCCTTTTTCTGTGACTGCGGCTCTGCCGGCGTTCACACCTGTTTGCGTTTTTGTATCGTCGTATCTTATTGCGCCTGCCTCAACAGCTCTTATAGTATTTATAGAAGATCTTGATTTGATAACGCTCATTGTTGTTTGATAATTGTTAACGTAGTTATCAAGAGGATTTATTAATTCATTCATGCCTTCTTCGATTTTAGATATAAAACTACAAAATCTAAATAGTAAAAACTGCACTTCTTCTATCTTAGGATCTTTAAATATATTTATCGAGTAGTCTATCAGTGCATCAATTTTCTTTTTAAAATTTTCTATGTTTATAGCTTCAAAAAATTCTAAAGCTTTTTGTTTGAGATCATAAAACTTTAATGCAATTGTTTCTTGTATTTTTGTTTCTATTTTTTCTATCATGTTGCTTATAGAAAAATTTTCTATGATACCTTTTACCTTTTCAATGACTTTATCAATGATATCGGTGATGTTTTTCTTCAAATTATCCAATAACGATTTTAGAGAAAAATCCAAAGAAAAATTCTTTAGCTTGTTTACTAAGTTTTCAACGTCATCTAAAGCGTTAAAAAAAATACCAACAGCGCCAAAAACATCTGGAAGTAGCGCGCAAAATCCTCCCATAGTACTATTACTAAAATTTTCTGTATAAAATGCTTCAAGTTCTGTTATTATCTTATTTGAAACCACAGAAGTTCCAATTGATAATCCCACTGGCGTATACCCAAAATCTGAAATAAATCTAGCAACTTCTATTGGGCTAAAAATAACACCAGTTTTTATTCTTTCTGCCAATAGCGGATAATTATCTATAGTAATTAAAACTTTGATTTCATCTCTGATTATATAGTTATTTAAGTTAGTTACGCTCGAATAAAAATCCGCATCACCATATTGGTCTGTTATGAATTTTATTGGTTCATAATCTTTTTCAAAATAAACTATTCCAGTTTCATATTGGCTTATAAGCGACTCGATATTTGTAGAATTAAATTCGCCAGTAGCAATTGTAGCCGGTATGATAACTTCTGTGTCTCCAGTGTTAATCCTAGTTACACAATTTCTTTTTTCAGATAATCCGCTTTTTGACATTTTAATATCCATTTTCTTCTAAGTACTCATTCAGTTTTACAAGATTTTTAGATCCGCCAGTTGCAAAATATCTACCGCCCGGGCCAGAGGAATATTTGTTTCCTGCAGTATAATTGAGATCGCCATAACGCACGGGTAATCCAGCGCCAATAAAAAAGTTCATGGTATCTGCACCAGGTATGCTATCGTATCTTGTAACAGCATCAGCAAAGCTTGAAGTTGCTGGTGATGTGTAACCGCCGACAAACCGTTTAAATCCACCTTCATCAACTCCGGCAACTCGATCTTTGTATCCAGTAAGATAAGAAGTTGCTGGAGTAAATTGTGAGCTTGCCATTACTATTTGATCTACTGTAGCTTTTGCCTGATAAGATCTATTTAACACGACAGCAAGATTTCCTGCCTGATCACCACCTTCTGCGTACATTATTCCTTTCAAAGCCTTTCTTTCACTATCTGTAAACTCCGCAGGTAAACCAGCCGCAAGTCTTCTAGATCTTTCTTTTTCCTCTAGCGCTTTCCATGCGGCTTCTTCTTGTTCTGGTGTTAAAGGACTGCCAGTAGGTGACGATTTGCCAACTCCGGGTGGAACTTCACTGAAAACTGATGAAGAATCTTGAATTTCTCCTTCATCTTGTGAAGCGTATCCAGCAGAACCGGCCGATCCGGTGTTTTTGTGCCTTGTTGTGCTCGCTATTTTAGCAGCGGGCTGGGGCATCTCAGTTGAAGTTGCAACATCAGCTCCAGTCGCCTCCGAAGCATCACCATTTGCCATGTTAACAATGTCATCGATGTTTACTTTTTTAGCTTTTATATTACCGTCGTTGCCAGCCTCGATATAGATATTATCTCCGGCCTTCATATTAAAAGAATTGGTTGCTTCTTGGAATATGGCAATACCAGATTTTAAATGTATGGACTCTCCAGAAGATGCAAAAATTCCTTTTGCCGATGTTAAATCTATTCCGGCAACATTAGATTCTATCCTCAGTTGAGCACCGCGCATTTGAACTTCTTCACTAGCGTTTAAATTCATTTGGCCAGCAACGCTGATCATGTGGTTTCCGTGGACAATTTGAGTGTAGTTTCCTACAATTTCTTCTATCTTGTTGCCTTGAACTAAAACTTTACTATCTCCAACTATTGTAACATAATTTTTTCCACCCACGTATACGTGTTGATGTGAATCATTAATTTCATATTTGTCAGATACGGACTTTTGTACTGAGGTGCCATTAGTATCTACTGAAACATAAGAACCAGATTTATGATGTATTGTAATTCTTTCAGCACCCGGTGTATCATCTAATTCTATAGAGTGCGAAGCAGTTTTAATTACTCTGTTGAATGGATATTCTGCGTTATATGCAGTAGAAGGTTCTTCAAACGTCTTTTCAGCTTCCTCCGTCAATCCGTCAGAAGCAATAGGAATATCTTTTATACGGTTCATTTCTTGTAAAAGCACATAAGTTTTGTGTATATCTTCTGCGCGAGCCAAATTAGAAAGTGCTGGTTGTCCATAACTTTCTGGATCAGACCCTTGCATTAATAAATCCGCGTTTTCTGATGGTATACGGCCCCACCCAGTTATTTCTGGGTTTGGATTTTCAGTCATTTGCGTTGGTATAAGCCCGAGTATCATTGGTTGCTGGGCATCTCTTCCATCAACAAAAAATCCAAATACGAAAGAATTTACCGGAGGTATTGGAGCATTTGGGTCATAACTGCCATGAATTAATGTTGCCCAAGGCAAGTTTTCAGTAGGAACTTGATCTACAGTTCCATGAACGCCAAAAGCACGAACTTGAACTCTACCCTCACGTCTTCCATCCGATTTATTTTCAACTACGCCGATAAAAAATAGCGGGTCATATATGCCTATGCCTGTATCTCTCATTCTTTAGTGCTCCAATCATATTTAACTAACTTCAAAGTCGTTTTGTGTATATCTTTATCGAATGAATGCATTAAATTATTCACCAAGTAGTTTCCAGCTAATTGTTTATTCAAAGTTCCGTCTTGTGCGCTATTAAAAGCGAGCAATTTTAAATTGATAACATCACCAGCATTTACATCTAATCTTCCGTTTATCGTAATATTTGTTACTGTATTATTTAAATGGTGCAGATATGCAGTTCTGTTTGTAATTATCTCCGGTATAAATTGATCACCTCTTAATTGCGCAGTTCCCGTATCATCATAATCTCTTACTACTATATATCGTCTTTCATTTTCGCGTGTAAAGTATCTTTCTACAAATTCATTGGTATGAACTTCTTCAGTTTCCCCTTTGCCAGAGCTTGACATATACTTTGTTTTTGCGTCATCGTAGTCATATTCAAATTTATTAGATTTACCAGGCAGCGTAACTTGTCTTTTTATCAAATCTATTTCTATTACATTGCTCTTATAAGCGCCTGATACTAAGTCCATAACTGTGTTTACTCTTTCTGAATTTCTAAGAGTAATAACATTCTTCATTTGTTCTAAAAAATTCACACTAGATTTATCTACGGCAGAACCATAAGTGAATTCTTTTATATCTTGTGGATTTTCTAAAAACCTTTTTATAAGATATTCATCAGATACAAAATAATAATTCTCAGAAGTTTCAAAAAACCTAAACGAGCAAGATGGACTTTTACTACTATAAGCTCTTGACGAAAGAAAATTCATAGTTTGCATTGGAGTGTAATTTGGTATTACGCATCTAAATAGACCTTCAGTATCTTCTAATAAAAGATCCTTGCTGACTTTTGGATAATATCTAGAAAAAACATCTTCAACTATATTAGAAATTGTATCTTCGTATGGTGCTATTATTCTACGCGAGCCAGCTTCAAATCTAGATTTAGAAACAAGATGAATTTTATATCTAAGTCCGTCATTATTGGTTTTCATTTCTACGTCTGTTATTTTATAGATAGACATAGTATATGAGAGCTGTTTGCCGAGTGCGTCTTCTATCGTAAGTTCTAAAGTTTCTTCTCCGCGTATGGGCAAATCTTCCAATACACCGATGTTATCATATACCAAAGCAGTACCCCGTAAACTATCATTGTCTATAGATTCTTCTATAGAAAAGACTGGTATAAGAGAAACCATGTCAACTGTATTACCCGCTTCAGTCGTTATAACAGCGGTTAAAAGCTTGTAATGTCCTGGAGTTACAAAGTTACTCATTTAGTTTGTCACGCATTTCTTTTTCTATTTGAGAAACATAATTTTTGTCAATTAAAAATATGTTTCGCTTATTTTCGTTCAAAGCTCGCTCATAGTCATAAACTCTATATGGTATCCATTCTTCTGGTATGATTCTTTTTATGACAATTCTTTTTCCAGCTTCAGTTCTTAAAATTATTTTATCTTCTTTGCGTAAGAAAAGTGTTCTAAAACTTTCTGGGGATAATTTTAGTATATCTACAGCCATAATCAAACTTCCTTGTAATAATAAACTATGTTATCAGTATTTGTGGTATCTTGAGTCCAAGCAACTACATCCCAACCCTTCAAGTTTCCAGATTGTTCTTTGTACTTGTCCATGAGATA